TTATGAAAAAGTATACTTGCTTTAAACTTTTCACGTATACAGTATAGCACTGTCAATAAGTGAATTTATATGACTTATTTTAAAATCAGGCACAATATCTTTCACCGTGCAACCTGTCAAATTCCTTCAAAGCCTCTCTGTGCAATATTAGGACCCACCTTGTCCCGTAATTCATTTTGTCCGCTATATCACCAAATTTCAGCCCATTTATGTATCGCATTATCAGTAAACTTCTGTATCTTATATCCTCTACATCATCTATCTCTTTGCTTATCTTTGCTTGTAGCTCCGCATACACTTTCATCTGCTCGCTAATGTCTTTTTTTAAATCTATCATGTGTATGATAATAACAGCATTTTTGTCATTGTCATGACTTGCCTCAACTTTACATTCACTCAAAGTACTACTCACTTTTTTTGACATTGTGTCAAGCCTTTCGCACTCTAATCGCTTTGCTTCAATAAGCCTTTCAAGATTTAATAGCTGACTTAAATACTCTTTTGCTGTCACCTACTCACCTCCTGTATTTTGCCTCTTCCCCGTCTTTTGCCCTCACCAATATCCATTTTGGAAAGCCTTTTGCATTATGCTCGTGTGGTAAGTATCCAGCTTCAACGATTTTTAGCCCCGTCTTATGTGTTTTTTCACATTGCTCCGCCCTACTCTTATCGCTGTAGCTTGTTCCACACAACTCACATGTATACACTGTTTTAATCTTCATTTACTCACCATCTGCTCCAAACTTCCACAGTCTTTCGTAAGCTACTCCTTCCCCTTTTGGAGTATACCTAATCCACTCTACCAACTTGTCACCTGATAACTCATAACTACCGTCATGGTAATGCATAAATCTATCACTCGAACTATCCACCACTGTAAAACATCCACACTTATATAGTATCTCTATACGCTCATCTCCTGATATAACCTCAACAGATATACTTGCCACATCTTTACCTTTTGTATCTATTTCTACAGCATTGTCTTTATGGTCATAAATATTAAATTTCATTTTCGAACTCCTTCCCAAGCACTATCGCTATATCCTTAGCCTTCTTTTCTCCTATGCCTTTTACAGTCAGTAACATTTTCTCAACGTTTGAAAAATCTATGCCCTTCACGGAGCTTTTACCGTCTTCAAATCCGCTTTTGTATACACTTTGAATGAATGTATCCATCTGCGTGCGATCGTATTTCTTTATCTTCTCATACTCCTTACGATTTATTGTCACATTCTTTTGTGTCGCCATCTCCTACTCCTTCTATCTCTATCTTATCAAGCACTCCTGACTGTACCAGTGCCGTTGCCTCAATCACTATGCTCATAAACACCATGTCAAGCTCACTCCAATTTATGCCTTTTTTCTGACCCGCTGTCTTCTGTGTCGTCATAGCTATCAAAGTATACACATTCTCTTTTAGTGCAGGTATATTCGCCTTCTGCCCCTTATCCATTAGAAACTGCCACATAAAATCTTTTAGTTTGTTTGCCGGATTATTTTGCATATCCTCTCCACCTCACTTATTTTGCTTCACACAACATTTTAATTCTTTTAGGTATGAAAATAGGCTAATGCCTTTAAAATACCGTGTGCGTTATTCTAACCGCCTAAAAATTGGCTTTAATTATCTTCTTTTAGTCCAAGCTCTCCACCACAAGCAGAATATCCTGCAGCATCAACCCAACTGTCCTTATCCCTTCCCTTACTTGACTTTATTCTTGCAGTCTTCAGCAATATCATCATTGTAGCCACCTGCCATGCTGCTATCTCTATATCTAAGAAAGCGCTCCAGAACTTTGCAATAACGCTAAAATTATCCTCCGGCTCTCCGTACTGTAAATTTCTATCACTACATACGTACTTTTCTGCTTCTGCTAATATTTCTTTTCTTGTCATTGTTCTTACTCCTTTACACGTGTAGCAAATGCTAATCCTAAAAACTCCCCAACCTCTTTTATGTAAACAATATTACTGTTGTTTTCATTTGCGTAGTACCTTATGCCCTGACCGAATGGCTTTATAAGTTTTTCGTCTACAAAAATTGATTTATCATCTTTTGTCTTAAATTCTTTCAGCTGTCTTCCGTCTGGTAGAAGCTTTATCATCTTCGTATCTGTAATCTGCTCTGCATCTTCTACACTCTCAAATACCTTCTCTACCATCGGATTACTGGCTTCGGCAAATGCGGGATTTAGTACGCTGTATATCTCAGGTATCAAGTATATTGATATCCCTTTGTACATAAGCGGTATATAGGTATTTCCGTCTATCGCAACGGCACTGAAAATTCTATAGTCCTTCGCTCTGCCTGTAATTTTTGACTTATAAATGTTTTTTACCGCATCTGCCTGTACTTTTCCAAAATCTATCATTTTTTCAATCTCTCCTTTACTTCTTGTATTCTGGCTTTTAAGGAATCCATAACAAAATTTTGTACTCCCTCTTTTTTGTTAAGCGCCTCCATAACGTCTTCATCTCTTGTATCTTTTGTGATTAAGTGATGTATGATTACCTTTTCTGTTTGCCCTTGTCTGTGCAATCGCTTATTTGCCTGTACATAAAGCTCGTAATTCCATGTAAGGCCGAACCATGCCACATGATTTCCACCCTGTTGCAAGTTAAGACCATAGGCACTGGATGCAGGGTGCGTAAGCAGTACTTCTATCTTCCCCGCGTTCCAGTCTTGTACATCCTGATTTGTCCTGAGTTCTCTTGCATTGACCTTTGCCAAGGCCTTAAGTAGTCTATCTTTATCATGCTGAAAGTTGTAAAAAACTAAAAGCGGCTTTCCTTGTAAGCTTTCAACAAGCTCCATAAATGCTTCAAGCTTACAGTCATGGACCTTATGTACTTCTCTGTTTTCGTCATATACAGCGCCGTTTGCAAGTTGTAGCAACTTATTACTCAATGCTGCAGCACTTGTCACGCTAAGTTCTTCTTCGTCAGGAAGTTGCATTACCATTTGTGCCTCAAGTTCCTCGTATGCCTTTTTAGCTCTGCTATCAAGTATTATAGGTATCTCATCATAGATGATATCGGGTAGGTTTAAATAATCCTCGGATTTCATACTTACACATATATCTGATATCTTGCTTAAGATAGCATTATGCGATCCGTCTTTAATGGCATATGAAAATACCTTTCCGTCTCTTCCTTTTGTGTCGGGTATAAAATACCTCTCACGAAACTTAAAATAGTTTTTCTCAAGTCTATCACCTCCATCCAGTAAATATATCTGAGACCATAGGTCATTTAATCCGTTTGGTGACGGTGTACCGGTAAGTTCAACCAGTCGGTCTATCTTGTGTGATACGCTTGCAAGTGATTTAAACCTTTTTGCGGAATGGCTTTTAAAACTGCTTGACTCGTCTATAACCACCATATCAAAGTCCCAGTTGTTTCGGTAGAAGTCCACCAACCAAGTTACATTCTCACGATTGATAATATAAATATCCGCTTTTTTATAGAGTGCAGATATTCTTTTCTTCTCACTGCCTAAAACACTTGATATCTTTAGATCCTTTGTATGTTCCCATTTATCGGCTTCTGTACTCCATGTTGCTTCTGCCACCTTCTTTGGCGCTATTATAAGCACCTTACGAACTAAAAACCTGTAATACTTAAGTTCTTTTATAGCTGATAAGGTGATAACAGTCTTTCCAAGTCCCATATCAAGGAATAGCCCAAGCTTTTTTATTTCGATAATCTTATCTATACAGTGTCGCTGATAATCATGTGGACTGAATTTCATTTATAAACTCTCTCACTCCTTCTATGCCTCTTAACACTCTTGCATCTGCTCCTAAGTTAGATATCTTTTTTATCTGTACTTCCTGCAATCTTGTTAATTTACCCTTATTTTTTAGCTCCACAAATACCACCTTTCCGGTTGGCAGTATTACAATTCTGTCAGGTACTCCTGCATTACCGGGGCTTATGAATTTAAAGCTGACACCGCCAATCTTTTTAACTTCTCTTACCAAAAACTTTTCAACTTCTTTTTCTAACATTCTTATCCTCTCAAAACTGGTGTCAACCATGTCAACCGTAGAAACATGTTTTCCACACTATATCTATATATAAGGCTATTATGATGATGTATATGCCTATATATTCCTTATAATCCCTTTATATCATATATATTTACATTTATAGACATTTATATGGTTGACATGGTTGACAAATACAATAAACCCTTATTCTAAGCCGTTTTAAGCGTCAACCATCTTGTCAACCATCCCGTCAACCATCTAATTGCATAGACAATTGACAAATTTGTATATACGGTTGACAAAATCGCTTTTTTATGGGTAGATGGTTGACACTTTTATATACGATTTTTGCCTTCCGTAGTTACCAAACCTTCCTAGCGGTCCTCTACTCCAGCTACTAACTTTTAGTATTGCTGCAGCTATCTGATTTCTATCCTGCTTCTTTAAAAACTTTAAATTTCCATCAAAAACCACTTCCCAAATCTCGTTTATACAAACTTTCGTTCTTGGACTGGCATTCTCAACTTTTAAATTACCGTTTAGATATTGCCTTTTTTCTGCCAAACTTAGGTCATACCAATTATCAGGTATAGATTTATCAAGATATACTTGCACAGCTCCCTCATACGGTGATGTTTCCATATGGGACTCTTGTTGTTCTCTGGCTGCGTTCTCGGCTTCTTTACTAAGCCTTAAAGATGCTCCGAACTTATAACATTCAACGGCCTCCGCCCATATCTGATCCACTTCTCCCGGCATATCATCCCAAACCGACTTTGTAGCTTTAACAACTCCCACATCTACCGCAAGAAATCGTCTGTTACCTGTAGTATCTCTTAAAAATTCGCTTTCATTGCTTGTTCCTGCAAAAACGCATCTTCTTGGGAATACTTCAACTCTTCTACCATAAGCAGGTCTATAGATGTCTTCTTTTTTACTTAGAAACTGTTTTATTGCAGCAGTCTCAAACTTAGACATTGCAGCCAGCTCACCTATCTCAAATATCCAGCTGTCCTTTAGTTGTTCCGCACCTTCTTTGCCCTCAAAGCTTGATAAACTGTCAGAAAACCACTTCTTACCCAAATTGCTTAAGAATGTACTCTTTCCTATGCCCTGAGCTCCGACAAATATCGGCATGTAATCATATTTAATTCCGCCGTCTTTAGCCCTTGCAACTGCTGCAGTAAGGAAGGATTTCATTACTTCTGAAGTGTATATGCTCTGTTCAGCACCCAAATAATCATGTAACAGAGTATCTATTCTCTTTACTCCGTCCCACTTTAATTCTCTCAAATAGTCCCAAACAGAATTGACAACGTTTTTGTCAGCCGTAATAGTAACCGCCTTTTCTAAAAATGATGCATTAACAATGTCATAGTGTTTTTCTATATATGCTGTTATGTAAGCATCATCTTCTTTATTCCACATTCTCCCTCTTTTCTTCCAAGGAAGCTTCCCACATACAACTATGTCTTTATTGAATTCGTCAAGAGCAATTCTCCCCTTTAGATTGATGTCATTTTCTAAAATCAATATAAAGTTATTAAGCTTGTTTTTTATTATGTTGGTCTCTTTTGTCCTCTCAAGTAACTCAAGCCAAGCAAAATCATCGTTGTTTACTTCAGCGCCAACCTCAGCAAAAGATTCTACTATCTTCGCTTTTTGCTCCTCTACTGTTAGCGCTTTAACACTCTCATCATTCTTTGCAAGTTCTTCCATAGCTAAAAAAGAAGGTAACTTACTGATTGGAGTTCCATCTTTTGCAGACTCATCCAATTCACTAAACCTGTGTAACCTCACCAAATCAAATGAATTTACCAGTAATCCGCTACATGGGTCTGTCGCATGGTTACTGTAAAGAAACTTGCCGTCGTTATAAATAATGGCTCCGCCTGCAGTAGACCCTGCCTTGTATGTATATCTGTTACTAAACCCTGTACAAGCTTCATACACACCCGGCAGAAACTTATCCATAGCAGCTTCTATATCGTAAACACGGCAAAACCTGCCGATTATATTATCTTTTGTAGTCGGGTCCGCCTGCTTGTCGGCTCTATTCTTTAAGGTCTCTTCAGTTCCCGATACTATCGGCCACTCTGATTGATTTCTCCAGTTTTTATACTTTGAAAGTATGGCATCGGCGTCTAAAAAACCGTTATCATATACCTGATATATGTACTCACCATCGGAACATATGCTTGGCCAATACATAAGTCTGCTGCTGTCAAATGTAGTCGGATCACATAGGTCAATACCTATTATTTCAGCCAATTTTCGCGCTATAGGTTCGTATTCATCAGCTGTAACGGTTCTGTTTGTGGGAATTACTACCCTCAGTCTGGGACTTTGTGGAGAGTGTTTTCTTGTACTGTAGACAAGCGCCGCACAGCATAAAGAGCTTATTCTTTTCAAAATATTGTTTGTGCTACCCGGAGGCAAATTATCAAGGTCAAGAGTTATCAAATCCCTGCCCTCAACATTTGCTTTCTTTCTTCTGTCCCCCTTAAATGTACCGCCGACAAACCCTCCGACATCTTTTTTCTCATCCTGCAACGCCTTTTTGAGTTGTTTGTACTGTTCATAGCTTTCAGTACCTTTTTGCGGTATCTTCACTCTTTCCACAAACTCGGACCACAGCATTTTAGTTCTTGGCCAATACGTTGCAGTTCTTGAGCCGGCTACACTTATTAGCACCGATTTATTATTCAGCATGTATCCTCCTAATCTTTCATGTAGTACTCACTCTCAAATCCTGCAGCTCTAAGAACCAATCCTTTTGCCCATGGTATAGGCTTGGACATCAAATCACACACATATTCAATCGTTAAGTCTTTAGAAGCATCTATGATAACCTCATCATGGACATGAAATATATAATTAAGCTTCTCATTATTAAGCCTTGTAAGGGTTTCAGCCAAACAGTCTCTCGCTATCGCCTGCACGATATTCTCTGTCATTTTGCCCCCATATGTAGCTGTAAGTTCGTACTTTTTTGTTGTCTGATTCAATGATTTATAAAATACAGCGTCATTTCCAAACCTGCTGCCGCCTTCAACTATTCTGGGATCTGCATAATAAAGCTTTCTCCCACTTGGTAATTCAACTGTTAAGAATCTTTGGTTATAAGTGTTATCGCCTATAAACTCAAATCTTACTCCTTTATGTATTACTTGAGGCTCGGCGGTACTTATCACATTTATCAATGCCTTATCTACTGCACTCCAAAGTTCTACAATGTTTGGATTTGCGCGCCTCCAGCGGTTAACTATGTCCGGTAATTCTTCTTCAGGTATACCCATCTTAACCGCATTCATGGCAATTAACGCCCCTACTCCGCCTTGGTAGCCAAGTGCAAGTGTGGCAACCTTCCCTTTTTGTCTAAGGCTGTATTCAGGATTTCCCTTTTTGATTTTTTCAAACGGCACATGAAACATATTTGATGCGGTGGCTTCGTATATTTTTCCATGAGTGGCAAACACCTCATTTACCCATGTTTCCCCGGCTAACCAAGCTATAACTCTTGCCTCAATAGCTGAAAAATCCGCTACAACAAGTTTATTTCCTTCAGACGGTATAAATGCGGTTCTTACAAGCTGAGACAACACATCAGGTATGTTTGTATAAACCATCTTTAAGAAATCAATATTCTTGCAAATAACCGCTTTTCTGGCAATGCCTAAAGTTTTCATACTGTTTCTGGGAAGATTTTGAATCTGTACAAGTCTTCCTGCCCATCTGCCTGTTGCACTGGCTCCGTAAAATTGTGATAAACCTCTGATACGATCATCGTCACATAGTGTCTCCACCATTTTTTTATACTTAGCCACAGACGACTTTCCTAATTGCTGTCTAAGCTCTAATACCTGTCTTATATTACTTGGCAAGTCACCCTCCAGTAGGTCCTGTACTGTTGCTTTGGTTGTATTATCTACGTTAATACCGTTACTCCTTAGCCAAGCAAGTAATTGTGCTGTACTGTTTGGATTTGATAAACCTGTAAGTTCTTTAGCTTTTTTTGTCAGCTGAGCTTTTATGTTCTCATCTACATAATTTGAACCTTCTATAAGTTTTATATCTACCCTTGCGCCTCTTGCATTCATTAGAGTATCGTATTGCCACTGTATTTCCTCACTAAGCGGCACAGGATACGGCTTTAAAGCTTCATCTATAATATATTCAGCCTCAACGTCTTGAATGCAGTAGCGTTTAAAATTAGCCCATTTAACGGGGTCGTGTTCAGGTCGGTTCCAAGTTCTTCCGCCGTTTGCTTTTGTAGGTTTACAGGGCTTGCAAAAATAATTGATTAGAGCTTTTCCTTCTTTAAGTTTCTGTTTATCTTCGGGTATCCCTATGGCCTCACCTGTGGCACCAAGTCCTGCAGGATATCCACAATACATAGCGTGAATCATTGTACATCTCCACTGATCAATCGGCGTTTTAATTCCTGCTATGTTTAAACAGTACCACTCAAATGCAGCGTTGTAGGCGTGCTTAATCACAGATTTATCTGATAGAGCATTTATAATCTCTTCAGGAATTTCTTCATTTGCTGTAAAGTCTATTATTTTTGTATCCGTATCATCAACCTTATAAGCAAAGAGCAGAATCTCAAAGTCTTCTGCCCTTGCGTATTTATAAGCACCTACAGACTTAATGTCTTCACTGCTTTTTGTTTCCATATCTATACTTAAATGATTCATATGTAATCACTCCTAAATCGTGAGGGCTTTCGCCCCCACATACTTACATCGGCTGCCCTGTGAGCGGGTTTATCTTTCCCGCAGGAGCATTTGTCGGTATATCTCCGAACATAGCATCCACACTCGGTCTACCGCCTCCAAGAACTTCGCCGTCTCTTGATTTCATAATCGCATTCAGTCCGCACCCGATACCTTTTCTGCCGTTTGAGTTATAAGCAAAGAAATTTACATTTACATAGCCATACATACCTGAATACACTTGACTCTGGTCTATAATAGGCTGTCTGTCTAAGCTTACAACTGCAGGCGGTCTGTCCTCATTTGCATTTGCTGTTATAATCCAGTGACCCTTACACTCATCTCCATAAGGCATATCATCTGACGGACGTACTCCGTCACCGTCATGTATTGGCGTGTTAAGCTTCTGCGGTCTTACTCCGTTCCATTTGTTTGCCGTCCCGTCCTGAGCGGTCTCCTCGATTGCAGCGTTTATTTTCGCCATTGTATTTGTATCACTCTTTGGAATTAGCAATGTCACACTAAATCTTGGTGCGGATCCGTTGCTTGATACTGCCTTAAAAACGTTTACATAACTCAATCTTACTTCTGCTGTTGTTAAATTACTCATTGTATTTCTACTCCTTTAAATGCTTCATCTATTGTATTTATAGCTTTTCTTTTATCTGATTCTTCTACCAATGTCGGACTACCCGGTGGTTTTATTATGTAGTCCGCTACTGCTGCCATCTTATCAGCGCTAACTACCTTTTCAATTTTTGCGAGTGATAACGGCTTTGTTTCATAAAGCAATTCCGACTCAACTCCTGTTGCAATCAGTGTATTCAGTGCTAAATCTTCATCGCTCCATTTTCTTGTGCTTCTTCCTTCAACTGCTTTCCATCCCTGCACGGTTCTACCTGCCAAGCATTCCGCGAGTGCATAGTCCTTTAGATCGCTTACCCAAGCGGCAACATCTTTGCCCATTTTTAGGTATTCACCTATTTCCTCACTCGATAGTAGCCTTGCATCAGGTGTGCCTTTAAACCACAGTTCAGTATTTTTATCCGCCCTTGCCTTACAAACAGCTTTGGCTTTACAAAACTTACAAGTGTGTTCATCCGGATTAAATTCACCCTTTCCTTCATATGCAAGATTTGCTCTTTCCCTTACATACTCTCCAAACGCTCTTAACTCCTCCGCCGACAGCTCATACTCTGATGCCGTGTCTGATAACCTAGGCTGTACTATTGAAAGCACTACCTTTTTGATGTCATATATAAGAGAATACCTTTCCAGTGCGCCTAAAGCGTAGATCATTAACTGCGGATTTCTTTCAGCCGACACAGGCACGCCTTTACCATACTTCAAATCTACTACTTGAAGAGTTCCTCCTCCTATAAGGATGCAATCGGCTGTGCCAAAACCATCTCTAATATATTTTGATAAGTCCAGTCTTGCCTCAATTATCACAGTCGGATTTTTATCATACTTTAGTGACGCACTCTTAATATACTCGACGTACCTGTCCGTATGACTATCCATTTCAGGCTGATACAAAGCATCTTTTTTAAGCGCATTGATTCTTGTTGTTGTCTGTCTCTTAGGTACTTTATCCGCTCTAAAAAACCTGATAAGCTTTTGCTCTGCCAACTCATGCGCCAATGTACCTTCTTTAGCCGCTTCTGATGCAGTATCGGCAAAACCCTCCTCCAGCTTTGCCGACGGTGTACAATTAAGCCACCTATGCGAGCCTGATGCACTTAAAAGTGCATGACTTCTTTGTTCATGTGCCATTAAATATTTCCTCCCAAAGCCCTAAGCCCCGCTGCAAATTCAGGATACTTATCTTCAGGTAACTTAGGTAAGGCTTCTACACCGAAACTGTTAAGCAAGTCTCTAAGCCCGTCAAGGTTTGTGTCCATAAGGTCAGCCGCCGCCTCAGCCAAATCCGCCATTGTATATTTAACTCCCTGTGTAGGTATCGGCTTTGTTGGTGCATCAGTTTCAGGTGCTACGGTTGTAGCCTGTGTAACCGGTGCTTGAGGTGTTACCGCTTTACCTGTTGTAGTATTCTGTACTACCGGCGCAACTGCTTTACCTGTCTGGGTACCAAGTATCTGTCCTGCAAAAGCTACCATTTCATCAAATGTATCAAATGTTAAGTTAATCATATCTATCTCCTTTTCTATTAAAAAATTGCTATCGCAAATATAGCCAAATCCAGTAATATAAGCCCTATCAATCCACCCCAAAACGCTTTCTCCATGCCATCAAGAGCGTACTCAAGCTCCTCAATTCTTCCCTTTAAAGCCCCTATCTGCTTACTATGTTTGCTCTCAAGTGTTTCTATTCTTCTTTCAATTCTTTTGTCCGACCACACATCCGGCACAATTACTTTTTCTTCTGCTACCTTAGACATATTCTTCTCCCTTTCAGTCCATCTTCTATTATTCTCTTACCCAGCTCTTTATCTTTAAGCAACTCTCTCAGCGTCTTAGTCTCAAGCACATCTCTAAGCTCATAGCTTGATAAGATGCCTCCTAAGCTGCTATCCGCCAACAATGCCCCTATCGTTGCTTGAATTTCATGCTCAAATTTATGTGTCTTAATATCTGAGATTACTTTTCTCTTCTTTTTATACCTTACAATCTCCTCATACTCTTCTATGGCCTTGAGTATGTACCATCCACACGGGTAAGCCTTTATAACTTCTACCGTACATATACATTCATCTAAAAAACGCTTTTTATGGCTGAATATCTTGCATTTCATTACAAAATTATCCCCAGGCTGTATTGCTTTCTTCAGTTCGTCTATCTGTAAATATGGCTTAAAACCGTCCTTTATGTGTAACCATGTCCCATTATGCTCTACTATCATATGCGTTTCCTCGCATGTGCCAGTGCCTCCTCCTTAGAAATCCAGAAGTAAAGGTCTGTGGAACTTACCTTAAATCTATCTGTTTCAAAGTGGTTATCATGTACGCTTTCTCCTACCGTAAACTTAATATTTCTATACTTTAATTTTGTCACTAAGGCTGCCACATGCTCACCCTCAAGGCTTTGGATATCTACAACAACGGCTGTATCTGCTCTGCACTTTCTTGTTGTTCCCGAATTTCTTCTCGCATATGCGGGAATACTTAGCATTGCTATAAATTCTTGCTCTTTATTTTCTACAATAGTCCATCCTGTAAAGCTGCCATGTGTCGGACACACCGGATAAATACCAATAGTATTATCAAATTCGGCTGAATCAATATTGTTTACATCCTCAAAACTTGCATTTGACAAATTAGCCTGTACGAATGATGCACCGTCCAGATCCGCACCCTCAAAGCTTGCTTCTGTCAAGTTTGCCGATAAAAATAAGGCATTCTGGCAATTTGCCTCATTAAAGTTAGCATCCCAAGCATTGGCGCATGAAAAGTCTGCATTCTTTAAATTTGCGCCTTCAAAATTAGTACTGACCAGTATTGCATCTATAAAGCAGGCCCCCTCAAGGTTTGCTCCTGAAAAGTTAGCACTCGTCAAGTTTTGCCCTTTAAAGTTCCATCCTCTTAAATCCATGTTTGCGAAATTATTGTTTAAAACCTCTTTTAGCTCCTTTTTCATTTATCCTACCTCTCTTACTATCTTCCACCCTGCACCTTTTGCAGGTCGTCTCCTTTGACTTGCAAATTCTGCAGTCTGTATTTTTATTCGCTTTGCTATCCACTTATCAAAACCAACCGTGTCGAATATAATCTTTGAGTTTGGCTTTGACGGATCTATCTTAGTGGCGAAATTCTGCTTTGGATCCCGATACGCTTCCATCAATAAAGGTATAGGAAATCCCATATTTTTAAGCTCTGACATTTTCATAATCCGTTTCGGGTAATCCATATTTTTCTCCTAATCTATCGCATACTTATCCCAAGTACTCTCATCAAAGAAATTCTTACCCATAAAAGACATTTTTCTATATATCTCGTTGGGACTATGCGGTACTCTGAGTGCTGCATTTTTAGCATCTCCGCCACTTTGCATTATTTCTTTGACAACTTTCAGCTCCTCTTTTGTCCACGGTAAAGTTCTTGATGTATAATTCTTCCAAGCTTCCTTATCGTATAAATCCGCTCCCATAGCGATTATCTTTGCGGAAACTGATACGCTTTTGCGATTTAATCTCTCCCCAATCCTTACAATCTTAGTGCCTGCAGCCTTAAGCTCTGAGAGTGTGGCTATTTCTTCTAAAGTCCAGCCCCTTCGCGGCGAGTAATCATTTTCTTCTTTCATAGCTTCTTCTCTTCTTTGAAAAACTCCTCACTTTGGCATTTTCATTATTTGTTTCAGAAATTCCATCTTTTCTTGTCACCTCCCACAATTCTATAAGTTCATGAGATATCAGCGATACCTGCTCCACTGTGCCCTTTCTGTATAATTCCTCAACTAATCTTAATAAGACACTTTCTAATCTTTTCTGCTCTTCAGTCATTCTTCCTTCCTAACCAACCTTTTCTTCGTTCTTCTTATAAATCGTATCGCTTACTGATACATCTAAGCCGTACTTATCCTTTACTGCCATCAGCTCCACCGTGTCCGCTAATATCGGCTCTCTGTCCTTTAACATTTCCGGAGCCATATCCGCTTTCTTTACCATCTTCGGATACCCATGCTTTAGTGATACGGCTTTGTTTGCTATCGTATTAGCCTTGATAAAATCAACCCTTGCAGGACTTTTCAAGCCTTCCTGAAGCTTTTTCATCATTTCCTTCTGATGCTCTTTGTCAAGCATTCGGAATATCTCAAAGCCCTCATAGCCTGATGCTTTGCGGAGTTCGGAAAGCATTTTGTACACCCACTTACGGAAGTCTTTCGCTTCTTTTTTCCTGCTTTGAAATACAGTGTCATAAATGCCGTATTCATTTACTATGAGCATTTCCTGCTGCCTTCCTAGGCTGTCTGAGATGTGGTCGTTTGAAACAACCTCGTCTTCCAATCGCTCTTTTACATATTTAGTTTTCAGCTCTAAAGCGTTGCATACATCTTTAAGTACTGCCCACCATTCGCCATCTTTTTCTATGAAGCGAATATCAAAGCCATTCCATTTTTCAGTTTTTATAAAATCACCTCCCTTTTTATACAGCCTCTTTTTTTCTACTATTAGTAGAATCGTTGGGCAAAAAAATATTGTCTATAGAAATTCCATATATCTCTGCTAAAAGATATAAGTTTGCTCTATCAGGTGCGATTGTACCATTTTCCCACAGTATTATTGTATTTGGTGACTTTCCTAGCTTTTTAGCGGCTTCTACCTGTGTCAATCCAGCATTTACCCTTGCCGCTTTTAGAGTTATTTGAAGCGTCTCCATTCTTTGCTTCCCCCTTTCCAAGTTCTTGCACTGTTATCATAATCTACTTAAAGTAGAATGTCAACAACTTTTTTACAAAAAGTAGAATTTTTATTGATTTTACTCTACTTTTGTGTTATCTTAAAAACATATAAATTAAGAAAGGAGACTCACAAATGTCTGATGAAGACTACAGGATAATATTTGCAAGAAATTTAAATAAATATATGGAAATATGCAATAAGAAACAAGCTGATATTATAAATGATTTAGGCATAAATAAGTCTGCGATATCAACTTGGATAAATGGAACTAGAATGCCAAGGATGGACAAAGTTCAAGCTTTGGCAGACTACTTCGGTGTAAACAAGTCAGACTTATTAGAAGAAAAAGATAGTAACGGCTTGTCTTCTTCAGACCGCAAAGACATAGCAAAGAGCCTTGACGAAATGATGGAGCAGCTTGAGAGCGGAACTGACAGCCCTTTGATGTACAACGGCCAAGAGCTTAGCGAAACTTCAAAGGCACTTCTTCGCAATGCCCTGGAATATGCACTTACAGAAACAAAGAAGGAAAATAAGGTAAAATATAATCCGAATAAAAATAAAGGGTGATAGAATTGAA